TACTCACTTGCGAAACTTTCAAAAATTCTGCGACCGAAGTCGTTCTTGCGAGCTGCTTCGATATCTTCTTTTAACTGACCCATCTCTGCTTTTAAGCCTTTACGTACAGTGTTCTCAACTACTGTTGATGCTCTGTTAATAAAGTCTTTCTTGATTGCTTCGAATTTTGCCTTGCTATCACGTACCAATTTAACTTTGGTTTCAGCAAGATCTTTTTTATCAGAGTGGAATTCTGCGATTTCTTTCGCCAATGCATCCACGATAAAAGATTCTAGTTTAGCAACATTGCTCGCTGCAGATTTACGATCTTCGCGAAGTTCGTCTAGTTCCTTTTTCAAGTTGTTAAGAACAAATGATTCCATTGCTTTAGAATCATTTTTCATTTTCTTAGCATACTTGGCTCTAGCCTCGATAAGCCCTTGGCGGTCTTCAGCAAATTCTGATAATTCAGCAGTAATTCTGTCTGAAAGCATCTTCTCTACTGCTTCTGCCATATGCGCTTTATCGTGTTCGTACTTCTTTGCAAATTCTTCACGTAAATCAGTTGCGACTGTGTCACGGTTTTCTTGAACTGCGGTTTCCCAAGCGGTTTCAATTTCCGACTTGACTTCTTCGGAAATCACATTGTTTTCAAACAACTGTTTTACAAAATCTAACATCTGTGATTCTCCTAATGATTTAACCCTGAAATTATTTTTTTCAAGGATTCTGCAATATAACGTTGTGCCTGTTCGTCGCCTTGTACTTCTTTTGCTAATTTAAACGCCTGGTAACCACCTTTTTCGTTCATAAGGTGTTCATAAACTGGTGTAGGATAAGCACCCGGTGCACTTGGTTGTGCAACAACATCAACAGTGATGATTTCAAAACCGTTAACATTGCCTGATCCGTCTACTTCGCCTGAACCTCTTGAGCTAACTCCAAGTTTAACTCCGCTTTCCAACATAGTTGAGACAAGTTGTCCCATAGGTGTTGGAAGCATTTTAAGTTTTCCGTAGCCGTTAGGACCGTCCATCCACATTTTTGTAATCATATGAGATACACGGTCGAGGTTTATACGTAAATCTTGAGGATGATCAACTTCGCCTAGCACTGAATACCCCCCAGAAATCTGTTCGTTGAGCGTTTTGACAGCCCTATCAATCTCTTGCGAAGAATAAATGCGCTGGTTAGCATTACGAATGTCACCTTGAATACAGATGCCACTCAAATGTAATGTTTTACCTTCGCCTTCATCACGCTCAATTACGATTTTAGCCTGATCGAAGCTCAGATGTTCTGCTAGTGTTGTTTTCAACCTTATACTCCTCTATTATCTACGACCACGGAAAATTGATTGCTTGTTGTCAGCGTTTTCTTTAGCGCCGGCTTTCTCTGCACCGTGTCCTTTTTCAGGGGACATCTTAGTTGCACCTTTAGCGCCTGGAACGTTAACATTACCAGCATTGTCTTCTTTAGCGTTAATATCTGCTAAACCACCGTCATTCTTTTCGTTTGACTCACCGCCTTTAGCGATGTTAGCAGTAGTACCGCCCATATCGTTTTTCATATTGTCAACAACTGACTTTTTGTTGTCTGCAGATTCTGCACTGCCTTTTGTTTCAGCACCGTGTCCACCTGCTACTTTTTCAACATACTCGCGCATTGTTTCTAATTCGTCTTTTTCAGTGGCTTCTGGAGCAAACATTTCTTCTTCTTTATCGTCGTCCATTTCGTCACCCATATCATCTCCGGCTTCTTCATCTCCGCCTTTGATTTCGTCGAATTTTGCTTGTAGTTCGTCAACAATTGAGTCTAAATCTTGAAATAACTCTTCTGGCTCTTTTTCGCCATCTTCGTCATCACCTGTAATATCAGATTCTAAATCGTCGCCAGCGTCGCCGCCCATAGCGTCCATTTCGTCATCTGCTTCTACAGCAACTTCTTCAAATTCTTCGTCAACTTCTTCGTCTGAAGATTCATCAACTTTTTCTTCGTCTTCGTCTTCATCTTTTTCAGATGCTTCGTCTACTTTATCTTCATCAGCCTCTTCATCTTTTGAAGCCTCATCAACTTCTTCATCTTTTGAATCTTCTTTTACATCCTCATCTTCCATTTCTTCTTCGATAAGGTTTTC